CATATAAGAATGTAAAGTCAACACTATCACCATAATCTAAGAGACCTTTGATATACATATGAGCAGCATCGTCAAAAGTTGTAACTTCAACTGTATCTGTTGTTCCACCTAAATCAGGAATCTCCTGAAGGTCATTTAACTTAATAAACTCACCAGCTTCAGAACCTTCTGCTATGTTTCTATATCTAAGTTCAATACCTTTTGTGAGAACACCGCTATGAACTGTTGCCATAATCTATTTCTCCTTATACTTCGTTTAAAAACTCTTTTGCTTTACCACTATAGGTAAGAACATTACTAAATAATGTTCCATCACCCATTTGGTTTATATTTGTTCGTCTATATCCAAGTGACCTCATAGCATCATCTACTAATAAGGTATTAGCCATCATATTTTCTATGTTGGTATCCCATACCTTTATGACATATGAGATAGTGCTATATATTTGAGTATCGCCTGTCTCTTGCTGTGGGTCACTATATAAAAAGTATGTAATTACAGGAACATCTAATTTCTGGTTAGGTGTATCTTGGTAAGTTGGAAGTATCTCATCTAACTTTTCTATCATTTCCTTTGTAACATCTAACATTATGATTGCTCCTTTATTGCTTCTCTAAATAATTTAACTATCTCATCTCTATTCTCTTCTAATGCTGGCCCTAAAAAAGGTTGAGCTGCCATACCAGAAGTAGTATGCCATTGACCATCTGCTGATTGATAACGCCAAGGTGTTTTTCTACCATCACCATTAGTAGCAAATAAACCTGTTCCGTATTCTACATACGGAGCATATTCCATATTAGTTCCCACTATTCCTGTATTGCCCTCTATTTCATGGGTTATACTTCTTTTCAGTGTTCCAGTAAGAACAGGTACCTTTTGTTTAGCAGTAGTTTCAACTAATACGCATGCCTTTACTAATGATGGCTTGAAGTCTACCTCTTTGAATGTAGGTGCCTTAATTTCTACTCTAAGCATTTTAGAAAGACCTGATTGTATTTTCTACCAGGGATGGTAAAAAGTATGTTGTATCTCTTACCATCCCTTTCCACCATATTGTTTGTGTTTACTTCTGAAACAGTCAAACAAAGAACATCTACATCTACATATTTAGGGTTATTTACATTAGCGAATTTGTAATCTATCCAAACAACTGAAATAGGTTTTCTAGTGGGTTCACCCTGTTTGGTTTGCCCATAAGCATCTTTACCCTCAAATGAAAGTAAATCTATGTTTTCCCACCTTCTATTGATTACAGACATTGTAACTTCCTCAAATTTCTAAGTTGTCTTTGGATAGGTGCTGAGTAATCTGTATCATATGAGAAGTTAACACCTGAATAGTCTTCACCTTTAAGACCTTCATTACCGAGGTTATTGTATTTATATACAGCCATAGCAGTAATGACATCTTCATGTTTATCCCAATCAGTTCTTCTACAATAATTACAGAACTCAGATTTACATAATTCTAGAATAGCTAAGAGGGTATCATCCTGGTCATAGTTATGTATATCGAGAAGCAGTCTTAAATTATTAAGCATTTAGATACCCTCCTGATTTATTATCTATCTTGAATAACAGTAAGTTCCTCAGTTTTTACTTCTACACCTTCTGAGGTAACAGTTATACTAACAACATCATCTACACTTAAAGCATTAGTTGAAAGCAAGGATTGATACTGTTCCCAAGTACTACCTCCCTCTCCCTGACCAGAACTATACTCAGCATCGCCTTCAGTTATAAGGCTTCCATCTTTATACCAAGCTATATGGAATGGTGCTACTGCTGGAGCACCCTGAGTAGTTGATAAAGTAGCGTTCAACTGGGTTGTTCCATTCATATAAGCAGCATTACAGTACATTAAGTTCCAATCAACTTCACTGCCTGGACCCTCAGAAGATTCAGATGATTCAGAAGATTCATCTTCTGATACTGACCAACTAGCACTAGTAATTTGAGCATAACTCTTACTATTAGCAACACCCTTTATCTTACTAATAAGAGCATCAGCAAGATGATTATTGGGAATGTGTGAGTATTCATTAGCCATAATGAACCTCCTTAATTACTTAAGAACTACGCACTTAGATTCATCTGTAAGAGCAATAACAGCATACCTATCAGCAACGATGTTGTTGAGTTTAGTATCAATGTCTCTGCCCTGTTCTACTCTGACATCCTTCTTAATAAATGCTGTAACTGCTTCTCTTGTAGCAAGGTAACCCTTATCTCCATTGAGGTCTGCCTTTGTGAAGTAAAGAGGAACACCACAAATAGAACCAATATAACCAGTTCTAGCATATGCTTCTACATACTGAAGTGTATCTTTGAGTTCCTTTCTGATTGCTGGAACATATTCCTGACCAACAACGAAGAAGAGACCATCTTCACTCTCTGTTTCATTAGCATATTCTGCTATAGCATCAGCAAAGTTACCAAATGACCAATCTGTAATTGTGAAACTATTTGTAGATTTATGGAACTCAGCAAGTGCTTTCTTTGTTCAGTCATTTACCATAGCTTCTGCCATAGTCTTGACCTTAGTATCAATAAGGACTGGGTCTGTCATAAGGTCATCATCATAGTATCTTGTCTGAGCTTGAGTTCTAGAAACTCTGTATTCCTTAGGTGTGAACTCAGCATCGATGAACTGTGTATTTCCATCTCCCCTTGCGAGGTCTTCTGCTTCTCCACTACCTACATATCTGTGGATAATTTTTACCATTCCAGGTTCACCCTCAAGTGAGTAATCAGGTGTCATGAACCTGTTCATATCTAACTTTGTAGAAAGGATAGATTCAATCTTGTTCTCAAGAACTTCATTGTCATATCCCTTAAAATCAAATAAAGCTGCCATATTTTCTCCTAATTTTTCATCTCCTGATATAGTTCAGGATTCTCATTCTTTAACTGTTGTAATTCAGACAAGGAGAGTTTATTGAATTGTTCTTTAGTGAGAGTAGTTGTATCAACATCCGTTTTCTTTGGAGATGACCCACCTAATCTCTTTTCTACTTCTGCTTTAACAGACCTTTTAAATGCTTTATCCAATAAATCAATTCTGGACTTCATCACATCTGCGTCTTCATCTACTATGAAGTCAACTAAATCTAGTGAAAGTCCTTTATCGCTCAGGATTTTTCCTGCTACATTTTTGTTCTCTGCTAAAGCAAGTTCTCTCTCCTTAGCCTCTATTGCTAATTCTCTTTGCTGTAACTCATACTCATATTTCTCTTCAGCACTCATCTTTGCGAGTTTTTCACTCTCTTTGAGTTTCTGAGCATTCTTTTGTTCTGCTTTCTTCAGTGCTTGGCTAACTCTACGGTCACCTTCTTTTTGAAGTAAAGCATCCAATTCTTCCTGAGTAAAAGTTAATTTGTTTTCAGTTTCAGTTGCCTGACCCTGTTCGTTATTGTTATTTTCTAAGTTTTCCATATCTCTGTCCCTTTCTAAGTTACTTTATGAAACCCTTTTGTTTATCCTTATACGCATACTATACATACACGACTAAAAAATATGAGGTTTTTAGACTACTGCTACAATTGAGCATCGGCAGTTAGGATGAAGTGGAACTAACCCACTATCATCATTTATGTCAAACACCTTATTAGAAAGGTCATTACAGGTATCACAACAATCTTTTTCTGCTAGAACCTTATACTTTGTGATTCCTTCTTTTCTGTAGCCTTCTACTGCTGCCTGTGTTGAGTAGTGTGCTAGTTCTGTATTTGCTAATGTCTTTGCTCTACCATATGAAACATTAAAATCTTTCATAAGGGATTTTATAAAATCATCTGATTTGGCACCTGTAGCAAAGGTATCTATAACATGTTCCCTTACCTTATTAGATAATTGGTTAGTATTCTTCCATATCCTATTTGACCAAACATCATCTAACCATTCTCTTCTTATTGCTTCCTGAATTGCTTGTTTATTAAGGTCAGCATTGAAAGTAGGGTTAATTAGAGTAAGGTTGTATTTATAGACATTAGTAAGTTCTCTTTCAAAAACTACTTCTTCTCTCTTCCCCAGTCCTACCATCTCTTCCTGAAGTCTATTCATAATGTCATAGTACCTGTTGTACTGATATAAATGAGATGGTAGGACTTCACCTTCTGTTTCAATTATTTCAAGGTATAATCTTCTTAGTTCTTTCTCTAACCTGTTGTAAGAGTTTTGATATATTCTTCTAAGGTCTTTCTCAATAGTGTTTATTGACCTAGTTAGATGTGCTTCTCTCAGAACTCTCTGTTTCCAGTAATCCGTTGTCTTCATCTTCTTCTACCTTAAATAACTCAAGATTATTCTCTTCATCTTTTAACGCCATTTCTTCATCTGGGTCTTTTACAAATGGAACTAAAGAGAGAAGTGTTTTATCACTGACTAAGCCCTTATATTGCATTAGTTCTTCAACTGAAGATGGAGTGAGTGATACTGGTAAGTTTCTAGTAAATCTAATATCCACATCTCTCCAAGGTTCATCATCTGTTATATTGAAGATTGCCTGTATCAACTCTAATCTTCTTTGAAGTGCTTTTTTCATTTGTTGTTCTATTGAAGCTGCCTTATTCTCAAAACCAACAAGTTTGTATCTAAGTGCTATTCCTGACTGTGCCATAAAGTTCTCACTCATAAAGTCAGGAGCACCTGTAATCATGAACATCTTGTCATTGAGATTCTGAAGCATATTCTCTGTATGCCCATCTGATATATTCTTAGTAAGGTATGAAGCATCAGCATCTACATCTAAAAGTAATGCTCTGTTTCTCTTCATATTTGCTAAATCTTCTGATTCAGCAGTAACACCTTTGAGAACTAAATAAGCATCAGCAAAACTATCCTCATCATCTAC